AGCACCATTGCATTTGCCGAAGTGTAATCAAACCCTGGATGGATCGGGAAACTTTTCTCTACGACGGGTCCAATCCAGAGATCAAGCAAGTTGTCATGTGTGGGCAAGCATGGAATGCGCCTCGTCCCGTCTTCACCAAGAAACCTAGCGATCAAAGCCCCGTAAGAATCAGCTTTGAGATCCACAGTCTTCTTCTTAAGCACCTCACAAAGTTTGCGATTTGCCTTAAGTAGAATGTCTACACCACCACTGAAATAGTTAGTGTAGATGTGACCAGTCTGGATCTCAAGTGCCGCATTCAGCAAACCGGGAAAATCGGAAGGAATCATATGGCGATCAGGCTTGATTACTCGAAGAGCAACCTCCTGAAAAGGACGATGCACAATCCAATGCATAGACCCGCGAACTTCAATCTTCTTCAAATACATGGAGAGGAAATCATAACACTCATGGTCCTCAACGTAGGCCCTGTCACCACCAGGAGAAAGGCAATGTGTTTCATACACATCATACCAATCCTGTTCAGTAATGGCAGAATCCTCCGTTTTGGCTGAGCGATTGTCGTCGCCATAAGTTTTGCAAAAGTGTCCCGGAACCCTGTTGGTGAGAGCGAGTCTGGCGGCTGCACGATCTCGGCCCACAGTGTCAAGTGGAGGAAGAATATCAGGACTGCGAACAGTAAGACTGCCCTTCCGCGATTTTCGCACAACAAGCACAGCATAGATAAGCATGTGAATGATGGTGTTGTCATTCGCAGTAAAAGGAAAGCCAGATTTCATACCGCGTAAAAAATCAATCAACCAGCCAACGCCAAAGATGGTGGTGCCAATGATCATCCGTTCGTAAATGAAACGGAAATACCCGATGTATCGACCCGGAGCTTTAAAATACTTAAGAACACGAATGTGATACTCACAAACCACACGAAGGATTCGCGCAATCAGTGAAGCATCCCAACGATGAATATCCTCAGTAAAATGTAGCATTTCCTCGAAACTGCAATCGAGAGCCTTCTCAAATTCGCTAACGAACTTGCCGGCTCCACCATGCATCCAACTCATACCGATGCAATGCGGAAAGATGTGCGATTGTAGCATGAACCAACGAACGTAAGGCTGTGTGTACTGATAAAGCAAGAAATTGTATTGAGCTCCAAAATAAGGATCAACCGAGCACTATCCTTAGCGCCGGACTCACATATCTTTCCCCTGCCCCCAGGACACATAACAGCATCACGAGCGTGGAAATCGGAAGAATAGTAAACATCCTTCGCAAGCGCAATGACGTCGTCCACGCAATCACCAATCAAAACATAACGCCGGTTAAGAGGCCAACCAACAGCTTTGGTACCATCGTATTTAATGTTCGAGAAGTCCGTGATGTGTTGCATGTTGTAATGCATTTCATCGCTGAAAGTCTGATCAATGTTCTCCAATGTAATATCGAAGAATACGTCGGCACAAAAGTCGAAGTCAGTGGCATCAAATTCAGCTGGCAGGCCATCGAAACGAATGATCGCATCAATTTTTCGCCTAGTAGTCGGGTTGCATCTGACGTGCTGGTCAACAAATTTCTTTTGCCCATCATCCAGGTGCGGATAGATGAGATCATGAGAGACTTTGTTGAAAGGCATATCAGTGCAACCGGGCAACTTAACTGAATAGTATGGGTCGCGTCTAATGGTGACAGACACAAGGTTGGGCATTAGATCAAGAAGCATCATGGAAGTGGAGGCAGTCTTGATCCTCTCTTTCTTAGCGGAAAGAAACCTTTTGCGTCGTTCGCGTTTGGCTCTA